ATTAATACAGATAGAGTTATAGCACTAATGCTGTGTGTATTACAAACATACGAATTACATAGAATACATGTGGAAGAGCTATTAGACATGAAAACAACGTCTGGTGATTTCTTAGAAAAAATATACCAAAAAAACCTTATATTTAACAGGAGGAATTCTCAATCCCAATTTAATCCAAGCAGAAACTAATGAGTCAAGATATATATGCCAATTTAGGTGGTCAAAATTTACCTCAACAAAAATTACCTATGTCCCAAAAGGATAAAGAATGGGGTAAATCTTGTATTAATTATTATTCAAATTATAGATATACTAATGGTAGTAACTTAAGATCTGATAGATTTAGAAAGTTAATTAACTATGATTTATATAATGGTAAAGTAAACCATAAAGATATTGAAACTATTTGTGATCCATTAGGAGTTAATACTTCTAATACATTCTCAGCTAGATTTCAACATTATGATATAGTGTCAGAACCTATTAGATTACTAATTGGTGAAGAAACTAAAAGACCTGATAATCATATTGTAATATCAGAATCTCCAGAAGATATTAATCGTAAAACAGCAGGAGTTAAACAAAGAATATTTGAAGCTTTACAACAAGGTTTAGCTTATCAAATAGATCCTAATGCTGATCCTAATAATCCACCCCCACCGCCAGAAGAGATAGTTAAGCAAGAAAAGTATACTCCTTCAGATATGATTGAATCTAAAGCAAATAAGATTCTTAAAGTATTGAAGAAAAAAGTTAATACTAGATTGTTATTTAGTCAAGGTTGGAAAGATGCATTAATTGCAGGAGAAGAAGTTTATTGGGTAGGTATTGAGAATGGTGAAGTAACTATGCGTAGAGTTAACCCAGTTAACTTAACAGTTATTTTAGATGGTGATACAACTTTTATTGATGATGCTATAGCAGTAGTTGAAGAAAGAATGTTAGCTATTAATACTATCTTAGATGAGTATGGTGATATTCTTTCTAAAGATGATATTGACAAATTAGAAAACTATACTAGAGGAACCTTTGGTTCTTTTAATACTGCTGGTGGATTTGAACCTCAGTTTGATGTTGTTAATGGTCAGAATGCTTTTGCAGGAATTACTCCTACTAATGCTTACAATGGAAATAATAGTAATAACTATTCTATTAGAGTTACAAGAGTTGAATGGAAATCAATGAAAAAGATTGGTGAATTAACTTGGACTGATGAAGAAGGAACTCCACAATCAGAAATAGTTGATGAGTTATTTAATACAAGAATATTTAAAGAAGCTTTTCCAGATGCCAAAGTAGAATGGTATTGGATTAATGAAGCATGGGAGGGTGTTAAAATAGGATTAGATATTTTTACAGATATTAAACCTAAACCTAACCAAAGACGTAGATTAGATAATCCTTATTTCTGTAGATTAGGTTATACAGGATTTATATATGAAGCAACTAACTCTCAATCAGTTAGTTTAATTGATAGGTTAAAACCTTATCAATATTTATATGATATTATATCTTATAGATTAGAGATAGCATTTGCTTCTGATCAAGGTAAGAAGTTTATCATGGACTTAGCTCAAATACCAGAAAGTCATGGTATTGACATGGATAGATGGTTATACTATTTAAAAGAAATGAATATTGCTTTTATTAATAGTTTTGAAGAAGGTAAAAAAGGAATGGCTACTGGACAACTAGCAGGTAGCAAGTTTAATCAATTCCAAGCAATAGATTTAAGTCTTAGTCAATCTATTCAGCAGTATATCAACATGCTAGATTATATTAAGTCACAAGTAGCCTTTGTATCTGGAGTTACTCCACAAAGATTAGGTGCTATTAATAACTCTGAATTAGTTGGTAATGTAGAAAGATCTGTTAATCAATCTTCTTTAATTACTGAATATTTATATGAAGCTCATGCTGAAGTAAAACGTAGAGCTTATACTTGTATGATTGAAGTAGCTAAGATTGCTTATAAAAAAGGATTAGTTGCTCAATACATGTTAGATGATACATCTATTGAATTATTACAATTAGAAGAAAATGAATTTGAGAACTCAGAGTTTAGTGTATTTGTAACTAACAACACTAAAGATTTAGAATTAAAAGCTAAGTTAGATCAGTTAGTTCAAGTAGCATTACAATCTGAAAAAGTAGATTTATCTGCAATAGTTGAAACATTAATAAATGATTCTCCTAGAGATATTATTAGATTATTACAACGTAAAGAAGAAGAATTTTATAAACGTCAAGCTGATCAAGGTAAATCTCAACAAGAACATCAGATGCAGATTGAACAATTACAAAAACAAATGCATGATGAACAAGTTGAATTTGACCATCTTAAACTTGATCAAGAAAGATATATTGCTGAACAAAACAATGAAACTAAAATACAAGTTGCTGAGATTGCTGTATTTAATAAACAACAAGACATTGACCTTAATGATAATGGTATACCAGATTCTTCAGAGATTGCTGCTAATGCTTTAGCTCAACAAGAATTATCTTCTAGAATGTTCTTAGAACAATCTAAGATAGGACATGATAAATCTAAACATGAAGCTCAAATTGCATTAAAAGATAAAGAAATAAAGCTCAAGAATGAGCTTGAAAATAAAAAAATTGAAGCCATAAAAATTCAAAATGCTAATCAGATAGAACTAGCTAATAAGAAAGCTAAATTAGATAGAGAGATGATGGATAAGAAAATGCAGATTGAAAAAATGAAAATTGCTTCCAAACCTAAAACACCTAAAAAATAATGAGTAGTTTAAAACTAACACCTCCAGCAGCAAAGACAAATCCTTTTGTAAGTAAGGAATGTATTGATATATTAAACTTTAGAATTGAACAAGAAGAATATTCTTCAAGATTTTATACTGCAATGTCAATGTGGTTAAATGACCATGGGTATTTAGGTGCTGCAGCAGTTTGGGAAAAAGATGCAGAAGGAGAAATGGTTCATGCAGGTTGGGCTAAGTCTTTCTTATTGGATATGGGTATTACACCTAAGACTCCAGCATTGAAAGAACCACCTCAAACATTTACAGGTTTACCTGATGTTATTAAACAATCATATGCTCATGAAATAATGGTTACACAACAATGTAATGATTTAGCTTCACATGCTATGAAATATGGTAATCATTTATTATATCAGTTAGCTATGAAATTTTTAACTGAGCAACAAGAAGAATTAGGAAAAGTACAAAACTTAGTTGATCAATTAGAAGCATTTGGTGAAGATAAGATTGCAATGAGATTATTTGATCATGAACTAAAAGGATAATGAATGTCATTAATTCACGAAGTAAAACAAATACTTTGGGTAACAACCCCTCATGGTGATGGTATAGTATTATTTATAATGGATTATGGTCCACAAGAAAATACTGTATTTGTTGTAGCACTTGAAGAGAATGGTATAATAAAACATTATAATAGTAATGATGTTAGATTATGTAAAAATGATACTTTTAATATAAATAAGAATGTATAATAAGTTACCAGTAAAAGAAAGAATAGAATTGATGAAGTCTTATAGAAAGGCTAACAAAGATATGTCTTATCGTGACATGGTTAAAGATTATAATGATAGTTATGAGAAGTTTCAAGATGGTGGTAAATATATAGTTAAGTCTGGTGATAATTTATCTACAATTGCTAAAAATTATAATACTGATATAGGTACTATTCAAAAATTAAACAACATACAAGATGTTAATAAAATAGGTGTTGGTCAAAATATTGTATTACCAGAAAGACAAAACAACATTGTTCAACAACCTGTTAATACACAACAATCTGCAAATTTAGATAGTTATGATTTTAATACAGCATTTAAAATAGCTAGACAAGAATTAGGACCAAATAAAATATTTGAACATAAAGGTAAAAAATTTGGAACTAATTTAAAAAGAGAAACATTTGTACCTGATAAAGAAGAATTAGCTAATAATAATATGTTAAATGATTCAACATTAACTCATTTAACTGATCAAAATAAAAAAGTTAAATCTATTTATACAAGTAAAGAAACTGTTAAGTTACAACCTACTTGGAAAGAATCTACAGAAATAGAAAAACAAAATCAGGAATTTAATAAATTAAAAAATGCAGAGTTAATTAATAAATACCAATCTATTAGAAATCCTAATGAAAAATATATTATTGTAGATAAGAAGAAAGGTAAAATGCATGTATATTTAGGAGGAAAAGAAATTGAATCTTATAATGTAGGTACTGGTGAAAATAAAGGTGATGAACAAACAAGAACTTGGGTAGATAAAGAAACACATAAAACAGATTGGTCTAAAGGAAATAAACAAACAGGAGCAGGAGTTTATACAATATCTTTTATTGATGAACACAATAAGCATTATGGTAATGTTCCTTCTTTTCATTTAAAAAATGAAAATGGTGTAGAAGTACCAACTGCTATACATGCTGGATTTGGAGATAGGTTAAAAAGGATTGCAAATAATGATTTAAATAATAATGATCCAGAAAGTGGAAAAGATACTAGATTTTCTAATGGTTGTATAAATGGATTATGTAAAGATATGACTGATCTATATCAAAATGATTTAAAAGCTGATAAAAAAGGAAATCAAGGTACTAAAGTATTTATATTACCAGATGATGATAATAATTTTTATCAGATAAAAAATGGTAAGTTAAATTTAACAACTAAAGAATATAATCCTAATGTAGCATATTCTCCTAAAAATCTAAAAGCTAATCCTGTTAAAATAAATGTTACTAATGAAGAAAATAATACTCCACATGTAAAAGGAATGGCATATACATTAGAAAAACTTAAATCTACTTTAATGAAAGATGGTAAAGTTGATAATGATACCTACAATAAGTTAAGTAAGTTAGTTATAGGATTAGCTTTACAAGAAACTAAAGGTGGAGAAGATTATCGTGTAAGATCAGGTTCTTTAAAAATTCCTTTTACAAATAAAGAAACAGATCAAGGATTAGTTAATTACTTAAAAGATTTAAAAGGTTCTAATAGTATAAATTCAAGAGGATTAACTCAAATTAAATATGATGCTCAAAATGACGAATTAAAAGCACAATTTAAAAAATATGGAGTAACAAAAGATAATTTAAATGATGGTGCACATGCTTCTATTGCAACAATGTTAATGTTAAGTTATATGTACAATAATGAATTACCTAGTTTAAAAGAAAAACTTAAAAAACAAGGAATATCAGATGAAGAAGCATTACTTTATTTAAATCAAGGTAAGAAATCTGAAATTGTAAAAGGTACTGCTACACCAAGTAAAAACATATATATTCAAAATGTAAAAAATTTTGGTAAGAATATTAGCGTACAAGAAGAATCATATTAACATAATAAAGCTATAAAAAGTTATCTGGTTATGTAACTTTTTGTATTTGCAAACAATAACCAAAACAGTTATATTTATAGTATATTACTAATAAGGCAAAAAAATGAGTAAGGAAAAAAAAGAATTTAATATTCTTGACACACCATTTGGTGAAGGTCTAGAAATGCAGTTTAATGATGAGTTCTCTAGTGATTTTCAAGAGAACAATTCAGTAGCACAACCACTAGTTCCAGAACTAGAAGATGTAACACCTCAAGTTGATGAAACTAAAGAAGTTGTTAAAGATCTACCTAAAGAAGAAACCAAAGAAACTAAAGAAGTTGCTAAGGTTGAATCTAAACAAGAAAGTACTGAGGAAAGTTCTTCTCTCAAAGTATTTGCAAGTTGGTTAGGTGATAAAGGTTTAGTAGACTACGATGAAGAAACTTTTGAAGATTCAGAAGAAGGTCTAAAAAAACTAATGAGTTCTACTGTTGAACGTGAAGTGGAAAACTACAAAAATAGTTTACCAGATGATGTTCACAAGTTAGTAGAATTTGTTGAAGCAGGAGGTAATCCTAAAGATTTTATTAATGCATATTATAATGAAGTAACTTGGAGTGATTTTGAAATAGACACTGACACTACTCAAAAAATTGTATTAAGAGAATATTTAAAAGCACAAGGAGAAGATATTGAAGAAATAGAAGAAACTTTAGATACATATGAAGTTTCTGGTATTTTAGAAAAGAAAGCTAAGAGTGCATTAAGCAAATTACAGAACTATGAGAAAGGTTATCAAGAACAATTGGTAGAATCTCAAAAGAAGTATGAAGCTGAACAAAGAGCAGCAGCTAAGAAACAATATGAAGATTTCAAAGCTGACTTATATGCTAAAGAAGAAATTCAAGGGTTTAAATTAACCCCTAAAATGAAAGATAATCTTTGGGAATTCATTATGAAACCTGATAAGACTGGTAAGACAGGATTACAGAAACATAATGAAACTAACACTAATGCTCAATTCATGTATGCTTATTTAGCAATGAATGATTGGGACTTAAGTAAGTTAGAAAGACAAGTTAAAACTAAAGTTAACTCTGAGTTAGCAAGTAAGTTATCTAACTTTAAAGATGGTAGATCTAAATTAAAGACTGGTCAGTCTGATAGTTTTGGATCAGAAAAATCTTCAGGTAACTTCAGTGTTTTTAAACAAGCTTTAGATAAAGGCTTTTTATAAAAAATAGAACAAATTATTAATTTAATATAACAAAAACAAAATGCAAATTAGTCCATTACAAATAACAAACATGAATTGGCATGCTGGTCTTACTCAAGACTCTCATTTGTCCACATTCTTTTTAACTGAGCCAGCTATTGCTAGTCAAGTTATCACTCGTATTTATAACAAACAAAATGGTTATAAAAATGCTCTTTCTTTCTTAACAGGTGGAATGGGTAAAGCTAAAGAAATTGATGGTATCCAATATCGTTGGAATATCATTGGTGACTCTCGCAAAGCAATATCTATTACTCGTTCAGTATTTGATGCTGCTAGTTCAGTAGGTATTAACGCTACAACTTTTAAAATTGGTGTAGGTGAGAAATGGTTCTCAGAAGGTGACGTTTTATTATTTGACAGTCCAGATTATAAAGCTCGTGTAATTTCTGAACCAATTTATGACGGTGCTGATTACATCTTAGTATGTCAATTAGTTACTGCAGATATCACTAAATCTGTACCTGCTACTTTAGTAACAGTTGGTAAAGAGGTATCTAAAGAATACAACATTGTAGAACATGATCATTCTCGTACATCAGGTGAAACTCACTATGCTACACCAATGATGTTAGAAAATTACATGACTACATTGCGTAAGAAATATTCTGTAACTGGTGCTGCTCACAGTCGTGTTATGGTTATCTCTATGTTAAATCCTGAAACTAATGAAAAAACTAACACTTGGGTAAAATATGCTGAGTGGGAATTTTGGAAGCAATTCATGGATGAAATTGAAGTTATGTTAATGTTTGGTGAATCTAACATTAAATCTAATGGAACAACTGATTTAAAAGGTGCTTCAGGAAATACAATTTATTCTGGTGCTGGTTTAGAAAATCAAATTGCTCCAGGTAACAAACGTCTTTACACTACATTGAATGAAAAAACTATCCGTGATTTCATGGGAGATTTAGCATACAATGGTACTGAAGATGGTCCTCGTGAGTATGTTGCTTTATGTGGTCGTGAATTCATGAACTTATTTGATCAAGCTATGAAGCGTTCAGCTTCTGCTTTCAACTTAGTTGATAGTAAATTCATCGCAGGTGAAGGACAAAACTTAGAATTACATGGTCAGTTTATGACTTATACAGGTTTAAATGGAGATAAAATTACATTAAAAGAGTATAAGCCTTATAATGATACAATGAGAAATCGTTTATTACATCCTCAAACTGGTAAACCAGCAGAGTCTTATAAAGCGACTTTCTTAAACTTTAAATCTTATAACAAAGGAGAACCAAATATCCAAAAAGTATATTCTAAAGATCGTGAGATGGTAACAACTTACATTGAAGGAATGTATGGCCCTTATGGACCTAAGAAGAATGGTTCATCTGCAAGTTCAGTAGATGGTTACACATTTGAAGCAATGACAGAATGTGGAGTTATGTTACGTGACCCATCAGATGCTGCTCAATTAATTTTAGATGCTTCTAGCATTAGCTAGTTAAAGAATAAAGGTTTTTTAGAGAGTGTACCTTATATCAAAACACTCTCTTTTTTTAAACTAATAAAGGCAAATTATTAAAAACAATGGAAGTAATTAACAGACAGTATGTTATTAGACCTATCATACGCAATAAATTTTCAGGTCAATCTTATTACAATAAAACTCTTACTGTAATAATGGGAGCACAGTTAAGTAATACTGGTTTATATAAAACAGGATTATCAACTGAAGATGAAGCACATTTTGAAAAGGAGTTAAACCTAGCTAAAGGAACTTTAAGTAAGCGTAATGCTGACTTTTGGGGAGATATGGAAGTAAGGTTAAGAAACGACAAGTTAACAATATTTAATATAGTTAACGCATATGATGAATTAAAGTTTAGAATGTTACAACAACATGATTGGATTGCTAATACAGAGCATGATGTTGTAGGTAATTCAACTGCTAGATTTTACATATATGATCCAGAAGCAGCAAGTAAAATTGAAGATGCTAAAATGGAATTTGAATTTGCAGCAATGGAAGCTTTCCATAAAACAACTGTTGAAGAAAGAAGAGGGTTACTAAGAGTCTATGGTAAAACAGGTGTAGATAATATGTCTGAAACTATGATTAAAACAGAATTATTTAAAGAACTTAAAAAAGACTTTAAAGAGTTTATTAGAATCACTTTAGCTAAAGATACTCCAATAAGAGCTTTAGTAAAAGCTTTAACTGAGAAAGAAATAATTAAACAAAAAGGTACTTATTTTTATAATGGTGAAGATTTATTAGGTAGTTCAACTGATGAGGTTGTAAGTTACTTAGCAGATTTAAAAAACCAAGCTATTAAATTAGCATTAGAAAATAAATTAAAACCTAAGAAAGCCAAAACTGAATAATGACTATTGTAGAAGCTCATCAAGAATTTAAGTTTAGATGTGATAAATTAGATGCTCTAAATTATCCTAACTTCTTACCAGAAGAAATAGATTTAATTTTAAATAATGCTCAACAAAGAATTATTAAACAAAGGTATGGTCTTTCTAATAATAAAAGACAATCTTTTGAGGAAACTCAGAAAAGAACTGAAGATTTAAAAAATGTTACAGTAAATGCAGTATTAACACCTTTAGCTTATGCTTCAGATAATATTGATGTAACTGCAAGATTTTTAACTTTACCTACTGATCATTGGTTTACTGTACAG